GGCATACGAGAGTCGCCTTAGTCTCGTGGGCTCGGAGATGTGTATAAGAGACAGGAACAGCAGGCTGCAAAGAACGGCGGCGTCTGCCGTTGCACCGAAATGTTCTGGAAACAAAATATGTATTGGTGTGCTATAATGATATATGGTATCATGTGTACCCCCACTCATACGACCCGAAAGGATAACATACACAATTACCTTAAACAAAAAAAGCACTCGGCATTTTAATCAAGCACCGAGCCTTATACAATATTGACAAATTTCGCACTTCAAATTTAGCCAAAAACACAAAAATAACAAAAAAGTCTTGACACTAAGAATGGGATATGTTATAATAAGCAAAAAGCGAGTCCAGAAATTCAAATGAAACGAGGGTTGTATCTATGAATAATATGCGTATTATTTGCAAGAATTATATTTTTGTAACAGAGCTATCAAAATACAATAACCCTTGTAGCAATTTCTGTATGTTGCAATCATAATTGCATTATCATTCAGAATATATTACAAAATTGCGAGGGGATTCCTCGCTTTTTTTATTGTGAAAAATTGTGAAAGGAGGACAAAAAGCTATGCTTGCTCCCAACACTCCACCTCAGTAGTAATTTTACCCATGCATAACCTAAATAACTTAACACAGTGATTAGGAGGCTAAATGTATGCGTATAAACGGGAAATTCAGTGCTAAGATACACATGGACTTGAACCGCGGAATGACCAAGCCTACAGCACAGCCACCCCGCAATTCCAAGCAGCCGAATACGCAGTTCGTTCTTGTGGTATTAATGATCATTCTGTTGATTCAGAACCCGAATGTCACCACATATACAGATCTGATTAATCCAGACTCCGGAATGTTACACCATTTACAGTTCTGATCAAACCAATCGCGCCAATCGCGACTAACCAAATGCTACCGACGAAGTGTGCAGGCTTCGTCGGTATTCTTTTGCCCACGTAATTCGGTGCTTAGAGAAAGTATACCATATAATTAGCGTTTTGTCAATATTAACTCTATTACTTTTATTACTTTACACCATAGATTTATTATTTATTTGTTGGTTTTTAACAACTTATATATATTCGAATTTTAATTGCCAAGCAATAAACATAAAATATTTGTTATATTCTATCACAATTAGTTGGTTTTCAACAATTCGCAGACACATCTAACTCCTAGTGGTATAATTTATCAAGAGGAGTGTATTGCAGATGATTATGATCATGTTATCCCGCAAGCTGGGCGAGCTTAGGGTAACACAGGCTGAACTTGCCGCAAAGACAGGAATACGTCCAAATACTATAAACGACTTATTCCACAATGTTGCCGAACGGGTCAGCCTTGAACACCTTGATAAAATCTGCGAGGCGCTGGACTGCGACCTGTCGGAGATTGTTGCATTTACCCCCAATACAAGCAAGACCGTTGATAAGTGCAAAAGTCAGAGCGTTTACAAACAAAAGGTGTGAGAGATCCCCGACTGATAACAGCCGGGGATTTTCTTGCGCAAAAACACTTGACATTGCACCCGATTGAGTGTATAATACAATCACACTCAATCGAGTGTATTCGAAAGGAGTATGATTTATGGATTTAAGCGGATTTCAGATGTGCCATCTATCCGATGATGCACACAGTATCCTAAGAGAAAAGCGTGTAATCCTCGGACTAACCCAGCAACAGGTAGCTGACAAAGCAAAAGTTGTTCTGCAGCAGTATCAGAAGTTCGAAAGCGGGGAACGCAATATCATGACCTGCTCATTTAGTATTGCATGCCGCGTCATTGAGGCATTAGGCATGGATATCACAGACTTCTACCACGGTAAGTATGCATTTGGAGAAGAGGTATATTCTTCGCCAGAAGGCTTGCGATACAAGAAAACCGGAAAACTCACATCAGAAGACGTAAAATAAAAAAACGCCGCCCTCAAGGAAATTACCTCAAGGGCGGCGCACTTATTTATATTATACCTCTTCAGTTTTCACTGTGAAACCCATCGCGTTCAGCGGACCAGTAGTGGCCGGAAGTTCCGATTTTGCGACTACCTTTGTGGCAGTGACGCGGTATTTCTGATTAGGGAGCTTGTTCTTGCCTTCCTTGCGGATCTGAGCCGCAAACCCCGTGTAACCCCAGTTGCAGTCACACTGTCCGATGATTCCGGGAACTGCTCCGACACCCTGCACATCGTAGTATTTGTGACCAGCAACCGAGTGCTGCCACATATCGTACTTAGTGATGTACTTCTTGACCTTTGCCTCGGATATGTACGCGGCAAGCCACAAGGGATAATCCTTCAGCTCATCGAAATTGAGGTGGCAGCATATCCAGTTGACGTTCGTGTACAGCATCGGCTGATAGTTATGCGCAGCTATCGTGTCCATGAAGGCCTTGCACATCGCCGTACATACAGTCTTCCCAAGTTTGTACTGCGATTCCATCTCAAGGTCGTAGGCTATCGGATACGTGATCTTGCCGTCCAGCTTGTTCGCCTTAATCGTGCTGATCAGCCACTCGGCCTCTGCCTTAGCCTGCGCGGTATTCTTGGCGGTGCTGAACAGATATACCCCGACATATAAGCCGGCCGCCAAACAGCCACGAACGTGCTGCAGGAAGTACTTGTCCATATTCGTACCGTATGCAGCCCGAATCATAGCGAATTTGACAGGATATCCGAGGATTTTTCCGGACTTGAGAGCTGCATAATCGACATTTGGCTGACAATAGCTGATGTCGACACCTGCATACTTAGCCATTATTCCTCACCATCCTTTTTATCTTCACGTTCTGATTTCTTTTTCAAGACCTCAATTGCCTTTGTAATGACTGAGGGAATAGGTACACCCATCAGTCCGGCATTTTCGATTATGGAGATAGCTTCATTTGCAATAAATGCAATGACAGTCGCGTCCCGAATGAAATTAGACCCCATGATCATATCAAGCCGACAGGCAACAAGAACAACAAGCAGAGAAACTCCTTTTCTGCAAAGTCCCTTCCAGCCTGCACGGCTCTCCAATGCGCCGTTCTCCGTCTTTTCAGACTTGTGAAATACTCCAGCGACAATAAGACCTGTCGCATAATCAACGCCCATGAATATCAGCAGCGTGATCAGCGCGGCGTCAAAGCCACCGAAAAAACTTGCAATAGTGCTTCCTACAACGCCAATTGCGGTGCAAATTCCGTCTTTCATATCATTGCCTCCAGTTCGTTTATCTTAGCGCGCCAGCTTGCACGCTCCGCAAGCTTGTCCATGTATTCCTCCCGGGTCGCAGCCCCCTCCGCTATCTTGGCAGAAATATAGTCGGTTTCGGCAAGCTTCTGCTTGAGTTCCGCGATTTCAAGCGCCGCCGCAAGTCTGGCGCGTTCGGGTGCTTTCTCCGTGTCAGGACGGAGCACCGGAACGCCGCCGGCAAGCTTGTAATTGTAGATTCCGTCCGGGTCGGTAAGTCCACGCTCAAGGTAATTCCCCTGCGCGTGGTGGAACTTGTCGCCCTCGCCGCAGTCTATTTCTGTCCACCCATCGCCGGAAACAAACGCGCTGGAATTGATGTCAGTGACTATCCCACCAGAATCTGTTCTGACGTAAACTTTGTATTCGTCCATGTCATTCCTCCTCATAATTCCTTAGATACCGCCAGATAAGCGCTGCTGTTCATAAGGCGCAGCCTGTAAACAGTTCCCGGTGTTTGACCGCTGACGGCAAATACAAATTGCACTGTGCTATCTGTCTGTTCCCACGCCGTAACACTGGTATAATCTACAACGGTATCTACGCCGCTGATAAGCGACACCCCACTGTGGCTTATCGTTGCAGTAACGCCGCTGCGCATTGCCGCAATTGGCAGCAATGCGTAAATGATAGAGCTAGTAAGCGCATATCCGACGCCTATCGTGCATTTATCAGTGCTTGACGTTACATTCTGGTGCTTGTAGATAGTAAAATACCTCTGGCACTTCGCAAGTTCCGTAGCCGGGTCAGGCGGCACAAACGGGGTTGCGCCATCGCCAACCTCTAGCTTGACCCATGCGAGTTTTAGGGAGTTTCCGGCCTCGGTGCCCTTGTTAATTCCTACGGACACTGCGGAAATGTACTCGCCCTCGGAAAGGTCGACCGATACCTTGTTCACTCCCTCGTGGAGCGCCGAAGTATAGTAGCTGTCAACGTAATCCCCCGAAGCGTTCACAGTGCGGATTCTCGCCGACCAGACACCGGATACTTCCAGGACGTTCAGAGAGAGTGTGTATTTCCCGGGAGCAAGCGGATTTTCGATTTTCTGCCAAAAAGCATGAGAGTTTGAATCTACATTTATGGCTGATGTAATAAGTATGCCATCGACACTTGGTCTTACCGAGCATTTATTTCCCTCAATGTACCATCCGTCCACTGTATAACCGCTGGAATACTCGTTCTGTCCGCGCTGATTTACCAGGAAATCAGGATTTATCAGCAGATTGGGATTGCAAGGCTCTTTATAGTCTGTGATATCAGAAGTAGTATGAGTGTGTTCGATATCAGCTTTCCCGCCAAGGCCAGAATTTAATTCTTCCTTAGTCACATAGGCCAGACTGCTCACAGTTACATTTACGTTGTATGTCTGCGAAAGCGCAATAACAGCTGTAAATATCTCCATGAAATCAGGATAATCCGTCTCCGAGGGTATTTCTTCGCCATTCGCGTCCTGATAAATTGCGAAAAGGACTTCAGTTTCTCCGTCCGTTGCATAAATTCCGACCTGCTTATAAGTGCAGGCAGAAGTTATCCCGTCGTTGCGAATCTGCAATTTTATCTGTATTCCGCTGCTGCCCTCAAGCCTTAACTGCTCTGCGATTAAAACAGTCACATCTGCGAGAACAGATGAAAGTTCTGTCTGATCCTTGAGTTCAGCGGACTCCACATGCCCGCCGCCGACCGCCGCTCGCGATAATGTCAGCGTTTTTCCTGCTGTCAGCGTATGTTCAAGCAGCTCCAGACCGACATCTGTAATTGCATTGTCATTCCAAGTTGCCATGTTGCTCTACCTCCGAATATATCATCTTAACCTTGCCGCCTAACTTCGTTCCGGCATTAAGTCCGGCCGATGCAGTGATACCCATTATACGCGGGTCGAGTATAGCGCCGCGTATAGTCTTGATTTTACCACAAAGCAACGTCTTTACACTGAAACCTGATTCAGCGTTTATGTCGATGATGAATACTGTTTCATCGAGAACCGAACGGACATTCTTGTAGTACTGTACATTTGTCAAAACACGCTTTCGCTTTTCCTCATCGCTGCCAGTATCATAGATATACACCTTGAAGTGAAAAGGCGGACCGTTGTACTGATTCCACTCTACTACTTTAGCATTATCATAAATGCTCCGCAGTGCCGTTTCCACGGCATATTTTGTCCCCTTGTATTTGTGAACAAGCATACATTCCTTGACTGCCTGCCTTTTATTCCAGACAGGCGCGTCAACTTCATACCACTGTATCTTGAAATCAGCGGCAAGAATATCGAGCACCTCTTCCGGTAGTTCGTCAATCCTCGGAAAGATAGCCGCATACTCGGATTGTGCAACAGTCTTAATAAGCTCACCTGCGACTGCGTCGGCAAGCTTTACCTTATCAGTGTCACGGGTAAGCGAATACGGAAAAGCGGCAAGGAGCGCGTCCTTTTTTGCTAATGTCTTACTCATCTTCATACCCTCCGTTTGTAATAACGGATTTTGCGCGGTTCGTATGCGCGAACTGCGGAACAAGGCGGTCAGAGCCGTCACGAAGCGATGTGAACACGGGCGACCTGATATCAACGCGCTTTGCCCCGCAGTCCTTAAGCAGCCACATAAGCCGTGACGGATTTATGTCCCGTCCAATTTTGCCGCACTGCCAGTCCACATACTCGTCAACGGCGCTCCTTATTGCCGCCTCGATCTCAGCCGCCGACTTCTGGGAACTGCGGTCGATATAGTATGTAAGATTTACGCTGAACTCCACAACAAGCGGGTCAAGGACCTCGACAACGTCCGTAAGCGGTCTGACTTTATCGTCGCTGCAAGCGGCAAGTATAGCGTTTTTCGTACCATCGTCGGCGATTTCACCACTTGTCATTATTGCAAAAATATCGACATACCCCGGCTTGTCCGCAGGATTTATCGCGCAGACATCGGCTATTTCCGTTGATACCGCCTTTGCGTGATACTCATACGCTCCTTTCGGGCCGGCTGTGCTGAAAGCCTCAAGCCCCGCCCTCATTAGTTCGTAGTATTCCTCATCGGTCGCACGTTCAGCGCCGCTGTGGGACGTTTCAATGTTCGCGCAGGAAGAATAGTACATCACATTATCGACGTCCACAAGCGTATTCAGCTGACCGGGCGCATACCCGTTTCCGACTGTTCCCTCGGTTTCACAGATAACCGGGACATCAGCCGTGACCTCGCCGATATTGACCGCTGTTTCCTCGGCAGTCGCCCACATAAGCGCCCCGCTGCTGTCGGTGACCCTTGTACCCTTGGGTATCGGTATCGCCGTTTCCTGCGGTGCTGACAGTGTAAACCGCACAACGCATTCCGCCGGCTTTGATTCCGGTCTTATCACGTTGTATATCATTTCTCCTAGCGCGTCGAGATTTTCACCCGCCGCCCGAGACGGCAGGTTCTGATTTGCCGCATAATTTACGATTATGCGCTGCTGTACGATTATACCGGCAACCCACTGCACAAAGAGTTTGTCGGGGTCTGACGGCAGCAGTGTGTGTCCTGTGAGTTCCTCATACTTGGCGGTAAGGTCTGCGACGACTTCCGCACTGTCTGTCGAAACAAACTGATAATCAGTCGCTCTGCTCATCTGCTATGCTCACCTCCACCGTTAATGCCATTGTGCCGTCCGCTGATTTTTCAAAGTACACATCGTCCAGCTTGGCACGCGGCTCAAATTCTTCAAGCGCATCCGATATCTCCACAAACGCTATCGTTTCCGCAACGTCGATAGGCTTGTCCACGAACTCCATAGGCAAGCCGAATTCCCTATGCATGGGTACCGTTCCGCGCTTGGTATTCAGCAGGAGCGCGATATTCTGCAGTACGGAAAGCAGTTCGCTGTCCTGCTGCAGGGAAAGCGAATAACCGTCGGCGGCGCTTACCTTGTATGACATTTCATCGCCCCCTTACTTGTTGTATTCTTTGAGTGTTATCGCCACCCCGGCGGTTATAAGCTCCGACTTCTTGCCGTAGATTTCCTCGGTAACGTTAAGTTTCGTAATCACCCAGCGATAGTTGCCTATCACCCTCTTGCCAATCACGAATTTAAGCGTTTTGCCGGTCTTTTTGTACTTTTTCAGCTTATCCAGCTCCTCCGCGACCTTAACGCCGAGAATCTGCGAAAGCGTCATGTTGAACGAAACCGTATCTGCGTCGTTTCCCGTGAATTCAATGATCTCATTCCCGCCATGCCGCTTGTGACTTCCGTAAGATGCGGAACTGCTTATTTTCAAGCCCGAAAAAGTTTCAACTTTGTTTGTTGAAACTGTGAAAACAACTTTCCCAAGACTGCCGACTTTCATGTCAACCCTCCCATGATAATGCCGTCGCCGTTGAATTCATCGTTGTATTCACACACCACAGTCTGACCGATGAACGGCAGCCAGCCGTATATCTTCACCGTGATCTCATGCGCGTGTACGCACCCGCCTGCACATTCGATATCCGGCGACTTCCCGCTGATCTCATCAGGGGTGGCTCTTGGTGTATTCCGCGCCGCTGTTCAGCTCCCTGTCGGCTGACGCGTGTTTCTCGCTGACAGTCCACGATTTTCCGTCCGATTTCAGCGCCAACGTAACGAACGAAGAATGATCAAGGACAGGCAGCCAGTCCGAAACGATGTCCACATCAGGAAACCTGACCCTTGCCATTCTTTTTTTAACGTCCACAACGGTGACTGTTCCGATTCTAAACATTGTCAACCTCCGTAAAGTATCTGATTTACCCGCGCCTGCACCTGCTCATAGCTGTGTCCAGCGGCTTCAAGCAGTTCCTTGCGCTTGGGATATACGTCCCATTCGCCACGGATTACCTGCATAGCCAGCTCCTGTATCTCATCACTGCTGTCCGTCTTGCCGCCGCTCGTGCTCTCGCTTTCCGAAAGGCACTTTCTCAGGGTGACCTGCGTAGTATAGCCGCTAGAAGATATGCTGTGTTTTGCGGACTTGACGATGTACTTACCATCGCCAAACCCGAAATCACAAAGTTCCACCGTGTTTCCTGCGGCAAGCCTGGGATCTCCGGGGAACGTAAACGTTCCGGTGATCTCAAATTTGTTGTGCAGACGGAGCAGCTTGTGTGCGAGTTCCTGCGCCTCTGCCTTGCTTGATACGCGCTGACACACCTGTAAGCATTGCTGATTGTCGCTGTTCTCGTTGTAATTTTGGGCATACTCTGTCGCCGAAATGACCGCGCCGCTCGTAGTGGTGCAGTACACCCGGCATGAGGTGTAACAGTTGTTCGTGCCAGTGGACAGCTTGTACTTGGTGTAGCCGCCCTCCTCGCCGAATTTTATCTTTCTGACCGCCTTTTTCCCCTCGTAAGCCGCCTGGTCGAACACCACAAGGATATTGTTGGTGGCTTTCAGGGAGCAGCCGGCATTGTGGCACAGCTTCTGCAGAAAGGCAATATCAGAGGTCTGATACTGCTCCACGCGGGAATACCTTGGATTGAATCCGCTTTCAAAAAGCACTCCCATTCCGTTCTGCCGTGCTATCTGACTTGCTATCTCAGAAAGAGTGATATTCTCCCACGACTTGGATTTCAGAGTCTGCCGCACGGTGTTGCTAAACGACAGCGATGTTGCCTTGATGGTGACGGTTGCCGGCGGACCCTGTGCGTCTATGCTGTCAAGCTCGAACTGACCGCAGTCAAGTACTGCGTCCTTGCCGTCGTTGTTCCCGTTTCGGAGTACAATAACAGCTGATATCTTAAGGCCCTTGCCAGTCTGAACCTGCGTGTTAGCCGTGCTGCCAGACTTTGTTGTGCTTGAGCTCTTTGTGGAGCTTGAAGGGCCCGAATAGGACGAAGAACCGCCCCCTCCGACGGATTTAAGATTGGTACCCTTTATGTATCCAGTCTTTCCGGAATAGGTGATTTTCGCCCAGCTCGAATAAAATCCATTAACCTCAACGATAGTGCCGTAAGGGAGCTTGCCGATCACCTTGTATTTCTCGCCTGCTCCCTTGCGAATATTTACGCCCGTTGAGGCGGTCACTCTGTATCTCGGTTTATCGGTACCCCCGCTGGCCGAGGAACTCGAACCTGAAGACGTTGATGTCTTTGTGCTGCCCTCCGGCGCGGTGGATATCACCGAACCGCCCAGCGCACCGCCATCAATTATGCTGTTCAGCCATTTCCGAAGCCATTTGCCGTCACGGTCGCAGACCTTGATTTGGAGATCGTCTGCCTCGTCCTCTTCGTTGTCCGTGTATGTGAAAGAAAGCCAGTCCTTATTCACATACACGGATATGTCCACGCCGTTAAGAACTACCTGTGTTTCGGCACGGCGCGCAAGGTGCTTGTCGCTCATCCGCTCGCCTTCTTCCACGGCGGCAGGTCGTCCGCCGTTATTCTGTCCTCAACATCCGGGACACCGAGGACAACGCCCTCCGAAAAGATGTAGATGTATCGGTATTCAGGATTGGCATTAATAAGTACGTCCGTGAATTTCACATCTCCGTACACCTGGTGGGATATGCTGTCCCACATATCGCCCTGCTGCGTCGTATATGTGCTCAAGCGTACACACTCCTTTGCCTGTCTATTCCCGCTTCATTCAGCGCGTCCTTTACCATGTCAATAAGCCGCTCGGACATCTCCTGCAGCTTTTCCTCGGTCATATCGCTAACTTCTCCGTTCACAACAAACTGGGGCGCTATGGTGATCTGTGCGCCCGAACCGCCGGAAAGCAGCGCCCTGGTGTTATCCGCGTCAACAACTCTTTCACCGCCGCGCATAGCCACAAGCTCCGGACCTTCCTCGCCGACAAGGGCAATACCCTTTTCAGCATAATCGGTACCGCTTGCATAGGCATTCTGCGCCGCAATCTTGGTGTAGCCTATATCCGCGCTGTAGTCATAGCCCTCCGCAAACGACAGGGACGATACAGCGGCCGCCGCAACAATGTCCGCCGCCGTCGTGACTGAACCTTTACCGGCAAGGATCGCGTCAGCATAAGCCTGTATCGTAGCTTTTGCCGCTTCTTCTGCCTGGTCGCTCAGTTTCATATCCTCAACGGCTTTTTCCATGTCGTCAACGATACCGTCCATTGTATCGTCAATATCGACCTTGTAGTCGGCAAGCGATTTCGAAACCTCTTCCTGCGCCTTTTTCTGCTCCTCAAAGTTCGTGACCATGGTTTTCAGTTCATCATCGGTCGCGTCAGCCATGCCGGCGATGACGTTCACCGAATCAGAAGAACCGTCCGCGAACGAGGCAATCACATCTCCCAAGCCCTCAATGTCGCCAGTCCTCTTGGATAGCGATTCAAGGTTATAGTTGTAATTGTCCCAGTATTCTGTCTGCGAAGAAAGCGCGTCATTGATAGTCTGAATGCTTGTCGGCAGAGTTTCCTCAGCATTTGTCCAAAGGTTGTATTGACCATTTACACTGTCGTAAGCCGCCTGATATGCGTCGTTGTAAGCCTGCAAAAGCTCGGTTGTCTGGTCGGTGACGTCGTTTACCGCTATGGATACCGCGTCATATGCGGAAACCATTTTTTCTGACTCACCTGAAACAATATCGCCATACTCTGCCATTACAGCTTCGCAGTCAGCTATTTGTTCTCTTATCGCAGCCAGATCATCACGGGCTGTTAACATTTTTTCGTTTGCTTCATCAAGCTCTTTTTGAGTCTGTTGAACACGACCTGTAATCATACCGCCTGCAACGGAAAAAATATTATCTCCTGCCGCATCAACAAATCGTTCACCAGCTCTAAGCTGAGCAGCTTCTGCTTTGGCTGCCACATCAGCGAGCTGCTCTTCTTGCATTAACAAGTCCGCTAAATTTGACTTTGCAGCATCATATTTAGCCTGCATACTTGAAGATTCTGCAGCTCTGTCTATTGCACCAGATAGCCCGTCAAGTTTTCCAGCAACATTATCAACGGTAATACCAAGTGAAGGATAGAGAGTATTTAGCTTTTCAATGATAGGACTCATAAGAGCTTCCTTACGAGCCGCTGTTTCTGAGGAAGAAGCAATTTCTTTTAACTTAGATGCTAAGACCTGTGCACCTTCCTGTTGTTTTTCAGCTTCATCAGTTATACTTGAATATGAATCCAGCAATTCTGATGTCGAAGTATGAAGCGTATCGATTTCGCTATATAAATCTGAAACGGAAAAAGATTGCTGCTCAATAGCGGAAGTTGCCTCGTCTAGGTCATATTTCAGAGCGCGTGCCTGGTCTGAGGTTTCGCCGTATGTATCGCAGGCGGTCTGATATTCGCCGGTAAGGCGCTCTAAATCATCATACTGTTGACTTGAAGCTGTTGATAATTCGAGCGTTTCAAATTCAGCTAATTTAAAAGCCTCTCGTAGAGCTACTACAGTTGCGGTCAAAGCAACAACCGCCGCAGTAATAACAAATACCGGGCTCGCCAGCATTGCAAGATTAAGCGCTCCATGTGCTGCTGCCGCCCCTTGTGTTGCACCGGCATTTGCAACTTCAGCTCCTGTTTCCGCTGATGTTGCAGCTGCACTTTTTACCTTGAGCGCAATGCCTAATGCATCAATGGTATTTTTAACTTTTTTTATACCGACAAACGCCGTATAACCAGCTATAACCACTCCGATTTCTGCGCCAACTGCCATAATTGCTTTAACAACAGCCGGATTCTCCTCGCAGAATTCATTGATACCTGTTAAAATCTGTGTTCCTGCTTGAGTAAGTTCACGTAATTCATCGTTATATAATTCCCCAATAGTCATTTTAAGACCGTCAGTGGCAGAATCAAGCAGTGTAACATCACCCTGCAGATTGTCAAGTTTGGTGTCAGCCATCTTCTGCGCCGCTCCGGTGCAGTTGTTTATCTTCTCAGTAAGGGACTGGAAGTCCTCGTCCGAGGCGTTGATCATTGCAAGCAGACCGTTGTATCCACGCTGTCCGGCAATCGCCATAGCGTTCTGGACACGCTCTGCCTCGGTCATCTGCTCAAAGTAGCCGCGAAGTTCGATTATGGCATCGGAGAACTCGTCAATAGTGCCGTCAGCATTTACCGCAGAGTATTCGATTTCTCCGAATGCATCAGCTGTGAGGGTCGCACCGTTGAGCAAGCCGTTAAATGTGTTCTTCAGCGCGGTACCTGCAACAGAACCCTTAACGCCCGCATTAGCCATAAGACCAACGCCGACCGCCATATCTTCAATACTGTATCCGAGCGCCCCGGCTATCGCGCCCGCACCAGAAAAGGTTTCGCCCATGGTGGCAACGTTGGTGTTGGAGTTCGTAGCGGCCGCTGCAAGCACATCGGCAAAGTGCGCGGTGTCCTTTGCAGTAAGCCCGAACGCGGTCAGGTTATCGGTGACGATATCCGAAACAAGCGCAAGGTCTTCACCGGAAGCGGCGGCAAGGTTTATCATGCCGTTCATGCCGTAAAGCATATCGTTCGCATCCCAGCCCGCCATTCCCATATAGGTCATAGCCTCTGCCGACTGGTTTGCAGTAAACGAGGTCTGCGCACCGAGCTCCTTTGCTTTGGCGGTCAGTTCCTGCATCTGGACTGCGTTCGCACCGGATAGAGCCTCGACAGTACTCATTGTGCTGCCAAACTCCATCGACACATCAATGCATTCTTTGTAAGCATCCGCAATTTTCTTTAACCCTGCTGTTATGCCTGCTGCAACTAACGCAGAACCAACCATTTCAAACGCTGTTTCACCGTTAGCGCCAAACTTTTTAGCTTCCTCCGCTGCCTTTTTCTCCTGCTCCGACAGCTCCTGAACTTGCTTTTCCAGACGTGCACTTTCACTGGTAAGCTGGTTGATATCAATGCCTGCCTCAGAGAGCTTCTGACCCATCTGCTGTAAGCGCTGATTTTTGTCCGCAATAGCCTGTTCGGTGTTCGCAATGCGGTTTTTCAGCTCAACTTCACGCGCAGCAAGCTGTGTTTCCTGCACCGTAGTGTCTTCGGTGCTATTTTTCAGCTTTTCAAGTCCATTTTGAGTAATTTCAAGCTGTTTCCGGTATGTAGTTAACTGCGTGGTTGTGCGGTCGATTCCGGCTTGTTGCCTTTGATATGCGCTTATATCGCCTTGTTTTTTGTTAAGCTCTTGAATTTTATCACGAGTAGCAGCAAGAATTTTCTGTGCGGAATTGAATGTTCCTTTAAAATTTTCGCCTACCGTCGCGCTGAGCTTATAAATCATTTCATATTGTTTACCAAGCATTCGACACTCGCCATTCCTTACTTCTTTTCCGACTCTTTCAGGATTTTATTGTGCGTGATTATCCACCGCTGTATTTCTTTAAGTGGCTGCCCCAGCCAAAATGGGATAGGTGCATATCCGTTTTGCGCCAATATGAGGATATTGCGCCTTAGCGTTTCGACTGTGCAACACCGGCCAAGAAAAAACGCGCTCTGTTCTTTATCCTCTCAAAGTCGACGATGGATATCTTGTTGAAAAAATCCCTGCCAACAGTCTTTGTACAAGCCTTGACCGCCATAAGGATAAGATAATTTGCGTCGTTGATAGCGCCGTAGTACATGGTCTTCCCGCGGGACACAAGCTCTTCCTCAATGTTCAGAGCGTCCGCGCCGGTCAGCTTGTCAAAGTCGAATGCAAGCTCCGTTATCTCCTCGCCGTTATACATAACGGGCTTGGTCAGATGCAGTATGTTTTCAACGCTGGTGTTAGTCATATCTTCAAGCTCGTTCTCAACAAGCTCGTCCATGTTCTCAGTCTTTTCAAGGTCAACGTTTGTCTTTGCCATAATTCAAAATTCCTCCTCAAATGAAACGCCGCTCCCTGCGAAATGCAGGGAACAGCGATAGTAATTATCAGGACATACCCAGGCACTTGCGGATCTCCGCCGCTCTGTCCTTGCCTGTGTGGTCGATATAGCGGAAATTCAGCGGGTCAACCTCGCAGAGTTTCTTGCCGTTCGCGTCTATTTCCGCATAGTAGTGTACCGCATATTCGCCGTTCACTGCGATAGGCGATGCGTTCTTGACCGTACCACCGGTCAGCTTTTTCGGAACAACGCGCATGATTATCTTCTTCTGCTTGGTTTCCAGTTCGCCGCCGCTGTAATTGTAGTGCTGGTCGGCACGCCACAGGGAAAGCGTATGGACACGTTCCTCGGCAAGAGCATACGCCGCCTCGTTTGCGTGATCGAACTTAAACGTTGTGGTCATAGCCTTGAGCTGAGCAATAACAGGTATCTCAATCTCACCGAGCACCCCCGCGCCGCTCACATTGAATACCATATTTTCAAAATTCGGAAGGTCTACCTCCGCAACTCCGTAAAACATCTTTTCGTCCTCATAGATGGCATAGGAGATTACTCCCTCGTCAACTCCATTAGGCATTTCGCAGTCCTCCTTTCTTAAGAACCGAGCGCAGCTTCAAGCATATCCACGCTGTACTGAACGTGCATATCTATCTGCTGTGCAGGAATAGGCGATGCCGCCTGACAGTCAAGACGGAACATTCCGTTCATGAGATTTGTGACAGGGTTCAGCTCACTTGTATATGCGATTTCGCCGCCGTAAAGCTTGCCCTCTGCTGTAAGGCCATTGAGCCATGCATTGAACGCATTGATAATAGCGTCGCGCAGCGCAGGGGTCAGAGGCTTGTCGATGTACTGCCAGAATGTATTGATGAACGTGTTGCATATCCAGTCCTGCACTCTGTTGGTGCATATGAACATCTTGGCAACATCGCTCGTCTTGGGATAGCAGCCCAGATAGTTGCCCCACAGGGTCCAGCCGCCGTTGTTAAGCACGGTGACAACCCCGGCAGATACGCTGATAACATCAGCCTGCGGAAGTGAAAGCGTCACCTCAGTGCCATCCGCGCAAACCGCGCCGGTGATGGATACGGACTTGTTGGACGGAGACTCATACGGGCAATCGGCGTTGCCGGAATCCACCTTTGCGATAAGTCCGCACACGATAACAGAAAGGTCGAAAAGGTAATCGCCGCTCTTGACCATCGGCCAGCATACGATCATGTCCTCGGATACGTATCCGTTGTCGGTCTTGTGCTTAAGCACCTTGGAATAGTCATTGACTGTCTTGGTGTTGATGTCCACGACCGCCTTGGCGCGGAACAGTCCATTGATACTCGGCGCTTTCGCCGCCATCACCGCCGCTACTGTCGGATCTGTTGACCAGCCGGGGGCGCATATAAGGTCGGGAACAATCCCGACAACGCTGCGGCACATTTCAACTGTTTCCACAGCCATTTCAACGTCCTCTGCCGTGATGGTGGAAAGGTCTGCGACATCATAGCCGATCTTGAGCTTGTCGGCGCTGTAGCTCGAAGAGTCTGCCAGCAGCTCGATACACAGCGCATTGCCGCTGTAATATGCCTCGTAGTCAGTACCCTTTGTCAGTACTGTTGACGCACTTCCTGCCGTTACCTTAAGATCGTCGTTTATGATAGCGTCAGCGGTAAGCTCCACGATGTGGTCGGCAACCGTGAATTCCTCGGCTGCGACCGCCTTCTTGTGCTTTGTCGGATCGAAGATGTTGTAGAATATCGCCGGCGACATACCCATAAGTTTATGGTATCCGTACATTGCCTGGCAGAGATTCCACTTGGGCGAACCGTCCGCGTTCCTCCATTCGGTGCTGTAGCCGCCGAGTTCCTCCGCCTCGCTGAATCCGGACGAAAGCTGGGGCTTGCCGGTGTAGCCCTTACCGCGATGGCAGGGCCATGCGCCTATGAAATAAGGAATACCGACCGCTGCGGTCTGCACCGCAACAACGCCGGTATCGTCCTTATATGTGTTTATGCCATGTCTTAAAGCCACGGTTTACTCCTCCTTGCCTTTAATTTTCCTGATAAGCGCGTCATACGGGATGTATATACCGCGCTTTTCCTTCAGGTCGCTTTTTGCCTTTGCAACGTTGTGGTCTGCGACAATAAGCCGCTCGATCTGCGGGTAATCCTTGAGCTTTTCGCCGAACGATTCAATAATTTCAGCCTTTGAGCCGAAATAAATTCTGCCGTTTGTGACAACTCCGCGTATTGAGGAACCTAAATAGACCCAGACCCTTGACTCTGCCGCCGCGTTCTGCCCGCCCTGCTCTGCCTGTTCCGGCTGTTCGGACGGTACTTCATCGCCGACGGTCTTTACCTCAGACATTTCCTCCGAAACGTCGGTTTTCCTTGCCAAAGAAATCAACCTCCCTCTGTATTGGTCTGATGTGAAATGTGCCTATCATTTCGCCTGCGTAGTAGGGCGCGGTATCATCGGGATAGACGACCGACTCAACTCCCTCCTGCTCGTCAAGCACGAATTCTTTTCCTATCTGCACCTGTTCAAGCAGCCGCTCCTGCACCCTGTCCATGAGGTTGAGGAGCATTACAGCACCGTCCTGCTCGTCCTGCGAGTACACGCAGAAGATAAAGCGCACCGCCGCCGTGTATTCGGGATTAGGATAGCCGTTCTCGCTCCGCTGGTGCTTGCTGTCGATAAACTGAACGATGATATACGGCGCGAGTTTCTTTGCCGAATTGCTGTCAGGCAGACGCATGAGATACACCGCCGGAACACGGCTTTTCTCCTTTGCGTCGCCTTTCTGGACTGCCTCCGGAAGAGAAATGTTCTTTATCGCGTCCTCGCAGAACGTTTTCAGTTCCTGAATGAGTTTTACCCTTGTCATGGTTACCTCCAACCGTTAAGCAGCGCCGTTGTTTCATGCTCCATGCGCTCCTCAAACACCTTGCGGACATTGTCGCCGACCGTATTTGCAAGGGTCGGATTCGCCCCCAGCATCTGCGGAACGGACGGACCGAACTTCTGCTTTATCGGCAGTCTGCTTGACCCGTACCGTTCAAAAAGCCCGATGTGTCCGCTGTCCATCGTTGCACGGAAAACGTGTTTCAGCGTTTCGCCGGCGGTGTTCCGCTTGACCTGCACTCTGTACAGCCCGGAACTGGTGATTTTTGCGTTGAACCGGATAAGCGGAACATGAAATCCGCGAAAACTAAGTCCGACGCTTATTTCATCGCCGGACTTCTGAATATGCTGCGAAGACTTGGTATACTTCTTGAAGTCGGACGTATTCAGCGAATAGTCCTTATTGACTTCACGCGCTACAGCCGCCGTGCCGCTCGTTGCGGCGCGGGTCAGGGAAGAACTGGCCGCTTTCTCAATGCCGCCCGGTATCCCGGCTAAGAGCTTGGTTGCCCGGTCGAGCGCCTTGGAGCTGCCGGAATCATCAGCAAGCGAAATGTTGACGATTCCGGAATAATTGCCGCCTGAATAGCTGTCACTCATCGTAATACCTCAGTTCCAGCGTGATAAACCCCATATCACATTTGGACGTAACTACCGAATACTTGCGGAAAAACGTCTTACCCAGCGCCTCGCCGTCGTCTATCTCAAAGCGGTGTCCCTGTTCGGGGATCACACCATCAAGATCCTTCTCGTTGATATAGGCAACGGCGGTCACAAGGTATATGCCCTCAGCATGGTCGCTCTGAATTATAGGTCTGTCAGACTGCTTGACCCGCTGGAGAATGATCGGTATATCTTCATATACCTCTCCATCGTATTTCACTGTGTGACTTTCCGCAAACTCCTCGGTGTTCATCAGCACATTTGCGATATCGGACTTGACCATGTCCTTAAAGCCCATTATTCGCCCTCCGGATCATCGGACAGCGCGTCGGCGAAAAAGTCATCAAGAGCTTTTATAAGTTCCTGCTTGGTCGCAGTCGCGGAAACCTCAATGCCATACTCAGTTGCAATTGATTGCAAATCGGCTTTTGTGGTATCCGCGCCGTACTGCGGTATGCCGAAATCTTCACTGCTTTCGTCAATGTCATTAACATTGTCATTACTTTCGGGCTGAACATCAGCGTCAGCGGTACCGCCGATCATCTCGGCGATACCCTCGCTTACAAGCCTTGAACCCAGTTCCTCGTCCACCTCAAAGGGCGGGTCTTTAGGGGTTTTAGGTCTTACGATACCGTTGACCACCAGCCCGAAAGTGGTGTTTTTAATGCGTATTAACACTGTTGCCCTCCTATCAGCCTACGACCTTGCCTGCGAAGATGTACGGAGTATAAACCTTAGGCATTGCGATAGGTCTTGAATACAGCTCTATCGCTCTGGTATTGTTCTTGTTGTCAACAAACAGCTTAGAAACTCTTGCCTTGGCGATGGTTTCAAAGTTGTCCCTGCCATAAGGCATGAGAGTCACCGCACCGTAAGCCACGCGGCCGCAGTTCGGGAATGTTACCATTGCCGCGTCCTTGGGGAAGTAGCTCTGTGTCTTGCCGCTCTCATCCTCATACTTGCTGCTCACTACGATAACCTTGAGAACGTGACCTCTGAAGTTAAAAGTGCCCAGCTCGCTGATGCCCGGCATAACGATACGCTCGTTTACTGCGCCGAAGTTATATGCGAGGGTCTTATCCAGCATTACGCGGAGTTCCTCGTTCTTGTAGAATACGTCCGCAACATCCGAACCGATAAGCAGGTCTGTCGGCACCATTCCACGGTCAGACAGCATCTCGCACATAGCGTATACATCGCCGATAATGTTAGCGTCCGCTGAATTCCACTTGTTCTGCGTGGTGTATGTATGCTCGGACGCAGCGCCGTCGTAGAACTGGATGTGCTTGACCTCGCCGGGGGTGTTGATGTCGATGTACTCCTGCATGGTTATCGCATTGTTCTGCATTACCTGGGCGCACATCCATTCGATTCTGCGGCGCGTTCTGATGTCAAGTTCTCTGAGGTCGTCCGCAAGCAGACGGATAGCCCGCTGTGCCGGTGTAGACCCGGTGATGAGGGGTTCGCCGAATCCGCGCTTGGAAAGCTCATCGACTGTGAGCGGACGGGATTCAGCAATGTAAGCGGGTCTGAACTCCGATACCTCGTATCCGTCACGACCAACACTGATTGCACCGCCGCGCTCTGCGACAAAGTGCGCCATCTTGCGCTGACCTGCACGCTGATACTCTACAAGCACCTTGTCAGAGGTGAAAATATCGTTTTTTCCCGTGGTAAAGTAGCGGTCGCTGAAAAACATCGATTCCGGCTTAACTTTTTCAGCGATAGACTGTAACACATAAGTCTGTGTAATATCAAGATTTACAGCCATATTATCCTCCTTGTTCAGTTAGTATCGGCGGCGGTGAATTCGATGCCGTACTTGCGCAGGGTATCCTTGTCCGCCTCCGTCATGGTGTACTTGTCCTTAACGATGATCTTATTGCTATTGAACTTGCCGCCGATATAGATGGTCATGTGAATGTCTTCATCAGCGGGAACGGAAATATCATCAGTAAGAATACCATAGGGTTCAAGGATTTCCTCGCTTGCCGCTTCTGTTCCCAAAATGACCAGCGTGTGATCCTTTGAAGATTTTGCAAGCACGGTGCCGCGCTTAAGGTCGCCTGTGTTCTTGCGGAGCAGGCCGCTCCCCACTCTTAACGCGGGGTCTGTTCCGGCAACAAGATTGTCGGCAGTAACTGTGCCGAGCTTTTTGAGAAGTTCAGTCGTCATTACTCATTGCCCTCCTTCAGCGCCTCATCGATAGCCGCCTTGATTTCAGCTTCCTTTTCGGCTTCCATCTGTCCCGCTCCGCCGTCAGGCTTCGGGGCAACCGCATGGACTGTATCTGCGCCAGAATTGTCGTAATCCGCCTCCATGTCGGCAAGAAACGACTTACCCTTCTTTGCATTCTCCGACATAGCCTTGTAAGCAAGTTCCTCGGCGGTGCAGGGGTTCTTGTATTTAGCGTCCGCAAGCAGTTCGGGGCTTACCTGTCCGGCAATAGCCTCTATCTTCTCCAGCCGCGTGCGCTCGTCTGCAAGCGCCTTCTGCACAGCGGCGTCCATTGCTGTCTTGTTCTCATCTGCGTGTTCTGCCTTATAATCCTGTTCAACGCGTGCTGCGAGTTCGGGATTTTCTTTGCGCAGTTCAGCAAGATTTACTGCCATAGTGATTTTACCTCCCTCATTGTTGTTTGATTTATTTGCATTGCCTTCATTTGATTCAGGCTGTAATGCCATGTGGTGTGTTGCTGTAATATTTGGAGCGTTATTTACAATCGGTATATTTTCAGGGCATGTTGCTCCGTAAAGCGGCATAAATCTGCCGCTCACATACAGTGCCGTTTTATCAGCCGATGCAGCTATCTTGACTTCATCGCTCGTTTCAATGAGCTCGTCAACAAAGCCCTGCTCCTTGGCTTCTTTTCCGGTCATAAATGTTTCATCAGCCATCATGCTGATGAGTTCAGCTTCTTCCTTTCCGGTCTTGCGTTTGTACGCCGACAGCATAGACTTGTCATAAGCGTCGTTTGCGAGCGCGGTTTTTCTGAGTTCATCAGCGTTGTAGCTGCCGCAAAGCATGACCAGCGACTTATGTATCATTATCAGCGACCCCTCGGACGCTTTTACTGTATCAGCAGCGCACATAATATGCGAACCTGCTGACATCGCAACACCATCGACCGTGCAGGTGATTTGTGTGCCGTTCTTAGCCATTTCACGAAGTCTGTTATGTATCACTATCGCCGTGTGGCATTCACCACCGCAGGAATTAAGCCGTATATTAAGCGCTTTACTCTTCGATACAGCGTTTAAATCATCTAATATTTCATCTTCAACAATGAAATATCCCTCGACTGGTTTTCCTGTGAACCCATTAAAAGGTCTACGCCTTACGACCTGACCGTAAAGAACAAGTTCAGCGGTTTCCGTATCAGCGTCAGCCCTGACCGAATATCCCTCACGCTCCGCAAAATATGCAGCGCCTTTATTCTTCGGCATTTTCTTCATCTCCCTCTTCATCATCGTCAGCGATGTTATTCGTCTGGGCGGGTATAATGTTCTTTATAAGCTCGTTCTCCACCGCAAGAGCAGACATATTGTCCTCCCAGTTCTCGCCGTAGTACTCTCTTGTGATTTGCTCGTTCGTCTTCCAGCCGTGCTGAACCAGCATAGCATTTGACTCTGCTTCCTTCTTGGGGTCAAGCTGTGTGAGCGCCGGACCGTCCCACCGCGCACTGCACCAAGCCGCTCGGATAAGAGGATCATCGAAGAAACCCGGTGCCTTTATCCTGCCCCGTGCGACAGCCTCAGCAAGCCAGACCTCATAGACAGGCTGACAGAAATCGTTGACGAACCAAGAACGGCGCATTTTAATGACTTCCCATGCTTCTTCAAGCGCGCCCTTTGATGCCGAATATGATTTGGTGAATTCCTTGAGCAATACCTCATGCGGCATCTCAAGCGCCGCGCCGATCTGCCGCGCTATCGAATTGGTGAATGTTTCATACCCGGCAGTCGGTATATTAGGATTGCCGAATACGATTTTTTCGCCCCTTTTCAGCTTGACGATATTTCCGGGCGACATCTCCGGCTCGTCCTCGTCTGAATCATCATCAGAATGGTCGAACATAGGCATATCAGTCGAATCCGTTTCCGTCTCAAGCCACCCGGTAAAATACGTCTGAATTATTGCCGCCGTAAGTTCGCTTTCCGTGTATCTGCGGTTCTGCAGGAGCATTTCAATGACCGGAGCGAGATACGAAACGCCCCGATACTGGTCGGGGCGCTCTGAATCCATTATCTGCAGTATGTTAGGCAGTCCGGTCTTTTTGCTGACCGCCTCGACCCTGATCCAATTAATGTCCTTAAGCATGGTCGAATACGGGTAACCGTTGCAGACGTGGTATGCTACCACCCTTCCGCCGGCGTCAACCTCAACGCCGTCATGCACTTCATTATCGCCGTGCTTTCCTTCTGTGACTGAAAAAATACCGTTTGAAACAGAGCATAACGGCGTACTTATCCTGTCAGCCTCTATCATCTGCACACAAAGGGAATACGGATTAAGCCGGGTAGGCTCACGCCTTTTGAGCAGAGCAAACACATCGCCGCTCATCAGCCATGATTTCACGGCTAACTGCTGCATTTCATAGAAGTTGTTTATGCCCAGCGCGTCACATGATGACTTGTTCAGACACCATGCCCGGAACTCTGCCTCGGTGCGTTTACACCACTGCCTTGCACTTTCCGTTGAAAGTCCAAGCAGTTCCGCGTCAAGGCTGCACTTCATTCGTAGTCCCGGTCCGACTATCTTCGTGCGACTGGTATTCACAGCGGCGGCAGCTATCGGGGAAGCCATATATAGCATGCGCCCACGCTGACGCATTGTTGCATTGTGAAAGTCTATATCCTCAACAGGCGCGCCCGAACGCGCATTGAAAGCCCTTAATGACCTTTTAGTAAGCGATGCGCCAGCGTCGCCGTATCCGCTTGCATATACATTTGAGCCGCTCATAAACGTCCCCCCTTTTCGTGGAATAACAAAGGCACGCCATTTGACCGGGCGTGCCTTGATTTATTAAATTGTAGATTTCACTTGTCGGCAATTGCGGCTCATGCGCCGTTTTTGCCCATAAAAAAAGCACCTCTTTCAATGTGCTAATATTTGTAATTTTTAGTTTTTTTTGAGATTTTTTCAAAAAAGCTATTGACAACCACCTTATAATGTGGTATAATAATATTGTCAGAAGGGAGGTGAAAGCAATGATCGATAAAATAAAAGAGCTCATTAAGCTGCTGGAACAGCTTAACAAGCTCCTTCTCAAGGTAATTGAACTTGCCGGAACGGTTACCTTGTTGGTCTTGGCTATCAAGCAGATTGCAGAAATCTTCTGATAGCAACCGCAGCTGCGGGCGGTTATCCGCAGCCCCCTTCGGGGGTTATCAATATTATACCACGTTTCGGAAAGGAGGTCAAGAGGATATGAAAAATATAGTTAAGCTCGGCGGTCAGCTTATTATCACACTTGCACTTTGCGCCGTTCTGGTATTCGGAATAATCGGCGCTGTAAATCTATTCATAAAGTGAGGTTTTCAATATGTTTTTATATATCAAGGAATACCGAAAGCGGGCAAAAATCAGTGTGCCCAAAATGTCAGAGCTTACCGGATTACCGATAAGGACTATTGAGGGCTTGGAAAAACGCGGCGACTGCCTTGTTTCCAATGCTCTGAAAATCACCGACGCGCTCGGCATCACCCTTAACGACCTGCTGACACCGCCGCCTGACAACGCTGAGTAAGCCGTTTCCACATTCAAAGCGCCTGCCCGCAAGCAGGCGCTTTTTCTTCGGTGAAGAGCCGCATGCGCCGCTGCTGCCGCGCACACAGCCCTCGGAGAAATTATGAACTCTGCCGTGAAAGCCCTAAATCGGCAGAAATCAAGGCGCGATCAAATTCGCGCCCTCTTTTCTGCTGATTTTTGAAATTGATTGCAAAACGTATCATCTGTCCGTGGGGATTATGCCCACGGTCTTGCGCGTTGCCTTGCCGTGCAGGATAGCGTCATAGTATGCCTGCCGGTCAACAGCCTCTTCCAGCAGCTCGTCAAGCTTTGTCATGTCGAACTTGGTGATCTCCATGTCGCCGATCTTGTACGATTTTACGCCGCCAGACGTAAGCGACTCCTGTGCCTTGATAAGTTCGTCTATACGTTTTGTATAATGCTCATACATTTTACGAGCTGTATTTTTATTAATCATCGTTATCACCAATCATCGTAAAACTCGCTTTTCTTGCGCTTACGCGGCTTCGCTTTCTTCTCTTTCATGGGAATTGACGCATTTTCTTCGCCCGGCTTAGCCGTTCGGAGCTTCTGCTCTATCGCGTCCCAGTCAGGCGAAAGTATTTCGCACGCCGCAAGGTTGTAGTTCCGGATATCAAAAGCCTCGTTGCGCTCATGTCCGGGGATCTTCTGCCATTGCCAGGGGTGTTTCAGTTTCGGAACATACGCAAGGTGTTCCGACATCAGCTGTTTAAAGAATTGCTTGCCGTAATCGTCGCGCAAGGGAAAGTGACAGTAGTTAGCGCCAGGCGACTGAACGCGGAGGTTGTCCACAATCTTCTGCTTGCCGGCGTTAACGCCTATCTCATACACCCACACCTGCCCGATAACCTTGCCATTGACCACGATTTTTTGTTTCTTGGGCGGCGCGGTGTACGGTATATCCGGACGGTTCGCGCCCTTTATCGCAAACACATGGTCATATTGACGGGCAAGACAGTGCTGGCGGACTTCCTGTGTAAAGTGTCCACCCTCGTCGATAAAAGTAAGCGAGATTTGCAACGAAACCCCGCTTTTAAACTTGTATTTATGAGATAATACCTCGTCAAGCCGCTCCCAGACTTCTTCTGTGTCAGGGCGTCCAAGGATAACGCCTTTCTTTATGCCCCATGTTTCGCCGAATCGCCGGTGTCCCACGACCTCATATTCTAGTCGGTCGTCCTGTGTATCCACACCGCAGGTGAGCAACAGTACGCCGTCCGGCACTTCTGCCTCATAGACTTCGCGCCGCGCCATAACATCATCTTCTGAAGCCATGTCGCCGCGCTCTTCCCAAAGCTCGCCGAACTGCGTATTATACACGACCTGCAGTTTCGCAGAATCCGTCCCCGCCTGCAGGAACTGTAATATTATCGACTCCCAGGTTGCCCACGGCGAAACCCATGCGGTCAGCCAGAACGAGCGCGTTTTGTGGTGCTTTCTGGCTTCGGGAACCGTGGCGACCCATTTAGCAGGCTGACTTTTCATCGTGTGTTCATCAGAAATGCCACCGCATTCCGGGCACACATAAAACAGTTCCGTGATGTGGAATATCTTCTTGTCGCCCTTTTCGGCTGCCTCGTACTCAAATCTGATATTATCAAATGTGATCTCGACATATTCGCCGCAATGGGGGCATTGGGTTTTCCACCGCTCCATCGTGCCTAAGTTGTAAGAATTTTCGATAGCTGACGCCCCTTTTACAGTCGGCGTTGAAACCTCGACCATCTTCTTGTTGTAGAACGTTCGCGTTCTTGCAACAGCCAGCTCCCACGGGTCGCCCTCAGAGCCTGCACTCGTCGCCCACCTGTCGCGCTCGTCACCGAAAACGTAACGAATAGGCATTGAAGAAAGATCGTGCGCCACGTTCGAACCAGTCATGACGAGCACGCCGCCGGGGAACGACTTCTGCCGCTTGGTGTTCGCTGCGTCGCGTGACTTGGGATCAGCGACTTTGCGCTTAAGGCAGCGCGTTTCACGGATCATCGGCGCAATTCTCATTTCCGAGTAACGCTTAACATCGTCAATCGTGGGCTGTATCAGCAGTATCGGTCCGGGGTCCTGGTCTATGCTGTATCCGACCATGTTGTTAATGGTTTCAGACTTGCCGACCTGCGACGCGGCGACAACTACGATATGCTCGATAAGCGGGTCAGTAAAACTGTCCAGGATATCAAACATATACGGAGTTCGCGACGTCCGCCACTTGCCGACTTCCGCTGATGACTCGGAGGTAAGCCGGCGGTTCTTGTCCGCCCACTGCGATACTGTAAGGTCTTCCGGCGGCTTCATGCCGCTAAGGATCTTCGCAAGGCAGGCGTTCAGCTTGTTCACCCGATCTTTTTCTGATTCTCGGAACACACCGCCACCTCCCGCCGCTCAAACCCCTTTCTGACACACGGATTTATTGATATTATCGCCCGAATTAAAGCCGCATAGGGCTTGGTGGGTACGGTGGGAATCGAACCCACATGATCCGGATTAAAAGTCCGGTGCTCTACCATTGAGCCATGCACCCGAAAAGGCGGGAACGGCGGGTCCTGCCCCCGCCGGTGCTTTTCCTGTGTGAGATTAGCACCTAACTGCACACAGAGGATCTTGCGCGTCATCTTGCCGCGCTGCGTTCCCGTGTTGCGGCTGCCGTCTGCAAACGGCAGCCATCTTCACTATCCAAATCACTCTGCTTCCACAACAGAAAGGAGCAACCCCCGCCGTTCATGCGCAGCGGGGGTTGATATTCCCGGAGCGTTGGCGCGCGCCGGGAGCATGCATGGAAAGGAGACACCGACCGCACAAAAGCGGGGGACAAACAATTAGTGGGCGGCAGCGGGGATTGAACCCGCCGGCAGTGGGCTGAACCAGTATAAATACTGACTTTTTACCATAACCGTATCCCGACATATGCCGCCGTTTAAAGACAGCAGGGCGGACTTGAACCGCCGACATAGGGATTGCGTCCCCTGCTCTACCAACTGTGCTACTGCCCCACGAGCACCACAGTTCCACCTCGGATAGTGCGCTCCCGCATTACCTCTGTTTCACCGCGAACGGATGAGTAGTCCGCGCCTGTGCCGTGTATTGTATTACACAACGTCTTGACAAGAGCCTGCGGATTTGCACCGCACACGCTAAGGCGCGTCACTGTGCGGCTCTGAAATCTGCGCAGGGTCAAAGGAGAAAGCCCCTGCGCCTTGTATCGTCTGCGCGGTGTTGCAAGTCCGCGCTATTACTCTGTTTGAATCGAACAAAAATACCGCTTGGGCGCGGTGATCAGACTGGTTGAATGTTGGCTCTGTGTCCGTCGCCTCAAACGGTATTTTTTCGATTATATTGTATCACAAATATAAAGGGACATGGGGGACATTCGGGACAAATTGCAAAAATATCTGAAAAAGATATTATCGAATAAGCTGTATCTACCCTCTGAAATCCGGTGCTTACTAACTTCACGCCGATTTATTCTTCATCTTCTCCATCGTCGAAGTCAGCATCAAGTTCGCGGTTAGTTCGCTGACGCACCAGCTCGTCATATCTTTTCGGATCATACTTGTATTCGGATAAGTCCTTAAGGATCTCATGCACCTCATGCTCAATGATCTTCTGAACCTCGGCAGGCTCGGAGGACGCAGCGCAGTCAGTGGCACATCTTCCGGCAAGAGCCACAAGCCCGCCGCGAACGAAGTAGAGCAGGTCGGCGGTCATTTTCTGTACGTCCTCTGAACGGTGCATTTTGCCCTGAAATTCCTTTGCCTGCATTTCCGCGATAACCGCCTTGGACTCCTTGAGTTTTGCCTCTGCCTTTTTCCGCTTAAGCTCCACATCGGCGGTATCATCATCGCTCCGGCGCGATTCCAGCGATGCGCAATAATCCCTCATGGTCTGCGTAAAGTCGTAGAGCGCACCATGCTTTGTCTTGGTTTCCTTGATGATCCCGCGCGCTGTTATGTCGCGGATCCACGACGTAGTCTTTCCGGTAGCCGCAACGATGTCAGCGGTCTTTACAAATATCTGTGCCCCGGCTTTCAGCGAGTATATGATCTCCGCCGGCTTCAAGTTCGCGGGACGTGCGTCCTGTGCCGCCTCTGACCGCGCTTCTTCCTCCATAGCCTCCAGCCTTGCCGCCGCGTCAAGCACCGCGCTGTCGCCGCTCACAGAGGGAACATCAGCCGCTTTCCTGCGTGGCGTGCGCGCCGGCTTATCTGCGGCGGCTTCCGGCGCTGTTTTCTTCGTAGCCTTGCGCTTGGTGTCCGCACTTCCTTTCGCGGTGCTTTTAGTCTGTTTCGCTCCGCTTGAACCGCCTTTTTCACTACTTTTAGCGGGTTTCGCTCCGCTTTTCGCCGTTTTCTTGCCGCTAGGCGTGGCTTTTGCCCCGCCCGGAACTGGCTTTGTAGCCGCCTCCGACACCGTTTTTTTGACCTCGGTTTCCTGTGCTTTTTTCCTTGCCATTTTTCTAATACCCCCAAAAATATTTTTTTCAATTCAAGTGACCCGTTTTTTTCTCCATGACTAGGCGAAAATTGGGCGTCGGCGAGCCTCACCTCACCCCGCCCCCGGGTCACAGTACCTTGAGGGGGGTTCACATCGGCAAAAGGCAGGAATAGCGCCCTTGCGCCGCTCTCTGCCATTTTATTGATGCCGTGTTGAGGTGTCAGTTGTACTCTTTCAGCAGGATAGCAAGCGCCTTTTCCGCTTCTGATGTCTGAGGTTCGATGTCCTCGCCTCGGTCGTAGTTGTACACTACTTTGCTGTCCTGGACAAGTGTTAGCTTTGAGATCCTGCCGTTGTCAATTCCGAACTGGCTTTCGTTCTCGTAGTGTTTCACCCAGTAGCTCACCGATGTCATGCCGCCGTTGCTGCTCGGTATTCCTATTGCACCTTTTGTCCACATATTCTTTTCCTCCTGCTTGATGTGTATTTCCTTTCGGTGTGTCCATATTAACTCTAAAGGGACGAAATTGCAAGCGATTGCAAAAGAATATCCTGCACAAAGATTTCGCGGCTATCATGTGTATTTTACCTTTTGTAGCAGCGGTGAATGATGTCGATGATCTTGCTCTGCTCCTCGGCTGACACTCCGATACTCTTCAAAGCCTCTCTTGTGCCGCATTCCGGGCAAATGAGTGTGTGGCCATCATCGCGCGATATTGCAGGCGGTGCGGTATAAATCGCGCTGCACTTGGGGCATTGCGCCGCTCTTCTTGATGTTGTTTCTTTCATAGTGTTGCCTCCTTGCTTCTCATTACTGCGTCCATCAGGATATTGATATCAAATCCGAAATCTTTGTACCCTTCTCTGCAGGTGTTGATGTACACCGGACTTGGTATCCCTATCCGCCTATCCTCATGCATGATGTAAGCAAAGCAGTCGTGGACGCCCAAGTCCTCGCCGTCCCTACCCCATATCTGCTGTCGGAATTCCTTCTTGTAGTAGAATGCAGGGAAACCCTCATAGCGGTCTAAGGCGCTAATGTCGCGCTCCGTGACCGCCCATACGCCCACGGGCACGCTAGAGCCTTTGCGCCGTTCAATGGTCAGGTATGCCCCGGTCTTGCTACCTTTGAAAAGTAGCTCGTAGTCTTTGATTTCAGCCGTTCCGTAGAATTTCGCGTCCGGACAGCGTATGATCATCTGAACAATGTTGAGGTTGCTGCCATAAGCCAAGTAAAGTTTTTCTTTCATAACAATACGTCCTTTCTGAAGAATTGCCCTTCTACCACCCTAAGACCGCCGAAGCGGTCAGGGGCGGTTTGCCGGGGTCATGCTGTTCTGCCGTTTCGAAAAGCTCCATCGCCGCTCAGACGGTTCGTGAAAGTTTCTCTTGCGGTCTTGAACTCGTTCCCGATAAATCCAAGGCGAAGGAGCCAAGTGCGCATCGCGTATTTAGGGTTGTCCACCTGCTGGGGCTTGGGGCTTGCGCTCTTTGCGTTCTTTGCCATCGCACTGAGCGCTAAGCAAAGCTGTATGTAGCTCTTGAGCTGTCCTGCGTGAAGCCCATTCTGCTTTGTGCCGCTCGGTGCGTCGAATTGGAAAAGCCTGAACTCAACCGTGCCCTTGGTGAAAGTGGCGTGCAGGTTAAGCATGTGGTATCTGCTGTCGTTGTAGTGCGCTGACCGGCCGTAGCTTGCATTCTGGCTCGTGTACCAGATGTCCGCAAGCTCTGCCATGGTCTGGGGCTTTTTGCGGTTGAGCTGTTCGAGGAATGCGGGGCTTACCGTGCGGCAGTAGCGGTTCATTCTTCCTCTGTCGAGGTTGAGGGCGCTTGCTAAAAGGCTTTCGTGGCTTGCCATTATATTGGCGAGGTTCCTGAGGCTCTGCGGCGTGTGTCCCTGTGCGCCGATGTGAACGTGTACCCCGCAGCCCCTTGTCGCATCGCTCTTGGCTCCTGCCTTGCGAAGTCGGCGAATGAGTTCCTGAAGTGTTTCGATATCGCTGTATGTAAGGATCGGAGTTACCATTTCGCACTTTTCACCGTCAGGTCCGTGAATGCTTACGTCTTTCTGAAATTTCCATTCGCGCCCCTCGCTGTCCCAAGCGGAGAAGGTGCAGTATCCGTTGCGGCCGGCGGTGTTTTCGTGGCGGTGCGTTCCGAAGAACTCAGCGGCGATCTGTGCGGCTTTCGCTCTTGTTATATTGTTCATCTCGACCTCAACGCCTATGGTCTGGTTCTTAATGCCCTCGATCTGTACCTGTGTGTTTTTCATTGTCGTGTCCTCCGTTTGGCTTTGTTTTCCCTTTCGGTGTGTACATATTAACTCTAAAGCGAGATAATAGCAAGCGGTTTCGGAACAATATATTGCACGAAATGTACAGAGGAATTATGTGTATATTATGCCGCTCGGTGCTGCCTGCTGACCAGCTATATATTAACTCCGAAAGGGACACATATCAAGAGAATAAACTCACAAACTTTCAACATTCAACTGTGAATAGTAAACAATGCCCGAAAGGACGAAGAAAACGCAGGGCAAAGCAACGCCGTTCCCCCACAGCTTGTATTCCGCTGAATCGCTGTGAGGACTTTTAAGCCATGCGCGAAGCTGCTTATCTGACTTTGCCTTCTTCGAGCCGCTCGTTATATTACGATGGGTTTCAAATACCTGCCGCCAGAATTCAAGCTCACCATCGGTCGGCTCCGCTGTTCCGAGGTCGGCGCACCACCAATCCGGAAAGCCTTGCAGCCGGGCGCACTCCGTAGGCATGAGCCGCCGGACGATGTATTGAGGTTCTTCCGCAACGGTCGGTGGATCCTTATAATCAGATGCCACAAGAGTGCCTGCAACATTCTCGGTAGCTTCTGTGTGGTATGAGTTCTTGCTCGTGCTGTACACCCGCGCTGGAGAAAAAGCTACAGCGTGACGGTCGGTAGCATTCAGCGTGAAAGAAACGTCCTCGTTCACTCCGCTGCCTTTCGGACCGTTCTTGTCCGACCTGCCTATCATCGAGCCTTGAACGGATACAACAGCGACCCCGCCTTGGTTGGAATCCGGCGCATTACCGCCGGTATCTATTGTCCGCGACGTAGTAGTTTCATAGCAATTATGCCTGGCATTCTTTGTTCCCTCGGAGGTAAACCTTACATCAAAACATCTCGTTTCTTTGGTCACAACAAACGGCTGATTGTTCCCGCCCATTCCATAGGTCGAACTTACTGTCGGAGCGACATCAAGCGGTCCGGTATACCGTGTGTCCTGTGAATGATTTTCGTAGACAGTTGCTGGTATCGTCCCAGCGCGGAGCGTGGGCGAAGTTTCTTCCTCGTAGCCGATTCCGCGTGCTTTCGCCGAATGCTCCGCGCAAAAGCCGGCAGCGTTCATTAAGCCCCCGCTTGCCGCTCCAATGCCGCCCTCAGCAACGGCGGCAGTTCTTTGCCACGCGCGGAAGCTCTCAGCAGAATACCGCGACACGCCCTCGGACTCAAACAATATCTTTCCGGCGCATTCGGAATCAAGATCTGCGATAAGGTAGATGCGTTTTCTTCTCTGGGGTACTCCCCAGTATTGAGCGTCAAAGACTCTCCAGGCAACGGAGAAGTCTTTTGCCATGATATATCCTGCTGCTGTCCATCTCTCATATCGAGGAACAGAAACGGTTTCGTCTTTGATTTTACACAGGCTTTCGAGGACGCACCGAAAGTCCTCACCGCCGTTTGAGCTGAATGCTCCGGGAACGTTCTCCCACACGCAGTATCGCGGGTATTTGCCATTTGTTGCACACCTCATTTCCTTGATTATCCTGACTGCCTCATAGAACAGGCTGGAACGTGCGCCGTCCAAGCCGCTCCTCTTTCCGGCAATGCTCATATCCTGACACGGACTGCCAAATGTGATAATATCGACAGGCGGTAGCTCCGCGCCGTTAAGCACAGACACGTCGCCGAAGTGCTTCATCTGAGGCAGTCGCTTTGTTGTGACACGGACGGCAAACGGTTCTATTTCCGAGGACCACAGCGGAGTTATTCCCGCAAGCACTCCACCTAGAGGAAAGCCGCCGCTGCCATCAAACAGACTGCCTAAAGTCAGTTCACTCATGCTCCACCGCCTTTGCAAGTGAAGCATATGGGATTCTTTCACCGTTTCGCTCTACAAATACATCATCAGGGCATCCAGTATCATCAACGTATCTCCGCAGAATGACAGAGGCATACTTCTCGTCCAATTCCATAGTGTAGCAGATACGGTTCGTCAGCTCACACGCCATAAGCGTTGAGCCGCTCCCTCCGAACGTATCAAGAACGACAGCGTTTTCCTGCGTGGAATTCTGAATGGGGTATGAAAGCAGGTCAAGCGGTTTCGACGTGGGGTGGTTCGCATTTTTCTTAGGCTTAGCGAAATTCCATATGGTGGTCTGCTTTCGGTCTGAATACCATGAGTGCTTACCATTTTGCAGGAATCCATATAGAACCGGCTCATGCTGCCATTGATAGTCACTCCGACCTAAAACCAGACTATCTTTGACCCAGATACAGCAGCCAGCGAGATGAAAGCCAGCGTCAACGAAAGCCCGGCGGAAATTCAGTCCTTCCGTATCAGCATGGAAGATGTATGCCGCCGCTCCCTTTTCGAGGCAGTCGACCGCCGCGCTGAAAGCCGATTTAAGGAAGCTGTAGAAATCTTCGTCCTTTATGCTGTCATTCTGAATGGTCAAGCCGCTCGATGATTTGAACGATACGCCATACGGCGGATCTGTCAGGAGCAGGTTCGCGCGCTTGCCTCCCATCAGAGCGGCAACATCATCGGCGCTGGTAGCATCGCCGCACATCAGACGGTGTCTGCCTACCGTCCAGATATCGCCGCGCTGTACAAATGCCGCTTTCTCCAATGCGGCTGACAGGTCGTACCCGTCATCTTCAACATCAGATTTGCTTTTATCATCGAATAAGTCCGCAAGTTCCTTTTCGTCAAAACCTGTGATGGATAGGTCAACGCCCTCGCCTTGCAGGTCTGACAGCTCCACAGCAAGCAACTCATCATCCCAGCCTGCGTTAATGCTCAGCTTATTGTCTGCGATGATATATGCGCGTTTCTGCGCCTCGGTGAGGTGTGATTCCTTGACGCAGGGTATTTTCTTTAAGCCCAGTTTTTGCGCGGCGTAAAAGCGACCGTGACCGCACAAAATCGTGTTATCCTCGGCAATGACGATAGGGGCGAGGAACCCGAACTCTTTTATTGACGCGGCAATTTGTGTTATCTGTGCAGAGGAATGCGTCCTGGCATTTCGCGCATAGGGGATAAGCTCCTCAACGTCCGCAAGGTAATAGTTCAGCTCGTTACTCACCGTAAACCACCTCCCGAACGTACGTCGTCGGCGCGGGACGTGATTCTTTAAGCTGAAGATTGATTTCACTCCGTATCGCGATGACCTGTTTCATGTAAGATTGAGCCATCGCTACATACGGAGATTGAATAGGTGCACCGGTGGTCGGGTGCTTGGCAATATAGCCATACTTTGAGATAAGCCGCTCAAGGTGTATCCATCGAGCCACGGAGAATGCATACTGCTCGACCATCTGCATTGATACAGCGTTCTTCATCCCGCGCGAATCGAGCCATTTGAGCGTGTCCTTTAACACCTCATCGGCTCCAAGTTCGCTGCCGTCGCGCTGTATCTCTTTCAGATACTCCTTGATAGGCGGCATCTCAACCGCTTTGATTTCTTCACATTTTTTCCTGGGTAACATAAAACCTCCTCAATTTTATATTGCGCCGGGCGAGAACGCAAAAATTGAGGAGTGCATTGCATCTGATTATGTTTTCATTATATCACGCATTGGACGGGACATGGGGGACATTGGTGACAACTTAATCAGGATTGTCCGATATGTAGCGATAGTACATCTTCTTGACGGAGTCGATGGTGTTCCCACCACCGAGCTCCTCCGCAACAGTACGCCAGCTTTTATGCTTGAGAACTCGCTTCTCCATGATGCGCTTAATAAGCAGGTCGTTGATACGCGCGATATACCGCTCAATTCTGACTTTCAAAGCCTCATACTCCTTGACCTCATTGCCAAGCTCCGTCTTGAGGTGTGCCAGCTCGATAAAGCTGTCCTCGGTACGGTTGCGCGGTGTAGGATTCTTCGGTACACCGCTCGTATCGAAGGCGCTGGAACCACAGAGTTTTGCTTCAATCCTCGCGATTCTCTCTTTATCATCTCGAATAGCGTCCTCCAGCAGGTAATATTTATTTAATTCTGCTACCGTCATAATATCGTCCAATCCCCTTTATTAAAGATATCCGTTGTCTTTTGCGAATGTGTTCATCTTCTTGAGTGTTATTTTCCCCACGCCCGGAATATTGGCCTGTCTCTTATACACATCTGACGCT